TTGAATAGTGCAGTAGACGGTAAATCACCTTCCTCTATAATCTACGGACAGTATAGAAACTTAGTACTAGGAGATGAAGGCAGTGATTTTTCACTAAGCGGTAACACCTTATCTGAATTTTACGTAATATCAATTGACAGAGCAAGATATAAAGAAAAGCTCTTACCAGGTACTTTCCAGCTAAACACCAACAATGGAGTATTTGTAGACAATAGTACGGATCTAGCAACTGTTAGTTACGGTGATGCAGGAAGAATATTTAAAGTAGTATCCGGTAGCATTGCAGATGGAATCAACAACACAGCTGAGAAAGGATACTTCTTACCAGATATCGGAACTATCTTACTACATTCAAGTAGTATCGCAACAGCTACAACTACCACCTCAAATAGTAATGGTCTAAACGCTAAGAAGTTTTTCGATGCTCTAACAAGCATTAGACTAAGCTCAGAAGAGACAGTTAGTTCACAGTACGCTTTCGTTAGAGTAAGGAATTCAGAATTTAATTACTCAACAAACCCTTCCAACATTACAGGTTCAGGAGACTTACGTCATAATGTGATGATTAACGCACCACAATCGTATATTACAACGGTAGGATTGTACAACGATAACAACGACTTACTAGCTGTAACTAAACTATCACAACCCTTATTAAAAGACTTCACCAAAGAAGCATTAGTACGTATCAAGTTAGACTTCTAATGAATGAGTGCATTTATAAAACTCAACAAACAAGATGCGTTTATAACCCCGTATACTGCGCATAAATCCTACTCCTACACTACAAACCAGGAGAGGATTATTGCCGGTATTAGGTTTAGGTTAGGAAATGCATTAAGTAGTTCCAGATCCGGAGATATAATTCCAACCAATCTGAACAGGTTTCATAGCTCAGTAAATCAGTTATACTACTCAAACTACACCTCTTCTATTGAAAGCGGAAGCTTTGAGAATTATAATCAATCTACTTTATTCTTTACAAAAAGTTTAGGAGATAATGTAGCTATCATCTCTATACCTCAATTTCTATTTGGTGAGAATATAAAACCAGGTACATTTGAATTTAACTCTGGATCAGTTTTTCATATTGTGGATGACGGAGAAGGAAACTTATTTGCATCTGGTGCAGTAAGTTATAGCGCAACGATAAGCAGCTCTGTTAGCTCATCAAATCAATTTTTCTCAACCCAAAGAAGCACCGCCATTCAATCCATCGGCAGTGATACCGAAATAACCCTTAGGTCTCCAATTTCAATACCAAGTGGATATACTATAGTAACCGCATCATATAGCGGATCAGAAAATACCTCTCCTTTCCATCTAAACAACGGTACTACGCAAGTAACATCCGTAACAGGATCACTAGCCGGACTAATAAGCCTTGACTCTGCAGGAGAAATACTTACATCAGACGACGCCACTGAAGTACAGTTCCAACAAACATCCCCAGCAACCCTAGACGGAACTATTACAATAACAGCAACAAGCTCTAGTATACAGACTACGACTACAAACTACGAAATATATCCCGCCAGTACAATCACAGACAACGAATTAATAGGTAATATCTACTACAGTCACGGTATGTTGACTCTAACTAAATCTGATATAGCTAAGAGATTCCAAGAGCAGGTACTGCGCTCAGGATCACTATCTTGGAAAGGATCACATACTATATACGAACATACCTATAACTGTAGATCGAATCAATCACAACTTAATTTTACTTTAAATCCATCTAGTTATAATAATACCACTGTAAGTGGTTCAGTTAATGATAATATAACAGGAAGCTATTTCCAACCATATGTTACGACTGTAGGGCTATATAATGATGCAAACGAGCTGATAGCTGTAGGAAAATTAGGACAGCCCATTCCAAAATCACAGCACAGCGATATGACGTTTGCCATAAAATTTGACGCATAATGGCATTAACTCCAGTAGCATGGAGGTATAAAGATCAACTCATCACAGAAATTTCAGACATGCCTGAAGGCACATATGGATTTATCTATAGAGTTACTCATATACCGACAAAGAAGAAATACGTAGGAAAGAAAGTACTGTTCTTTGAACGTAACGTTAAGTTAGGTAAAAAAGAAACTGAAGCTTTAAAAGAAGAGAGGAAAGCAGCCGGTATCGGCGGCCGAGTACCTGCTAAGAAGAAGGTAGTTAAAGAATCTGATTGGAAAGACTATTACGGATCTCAAGCAGATATTAAAGCTTTAGTAAGATCCTCAAAACCTGAAGATTGGTCTAGAGAGATTTTAGATTTTGTACCAACAAAAAAACTATTGACTTACTACGAGATAAAACATATCTTCCTCAACGATGCTTTAGAAGACCCAGACTTTCTAAATGATAACATCTTGGGTAAGTTTTACCAGAAAGACTTTATTAAAGTTGATTCCTAAGGAATAATTTCTTATATTTAGTTATAACTAGTTAGACTCTCTATATGGAGAATGGATTACTGCTTAACGCAGTCGAAAATGTTTTGGGTAAATCTCACAAACGAGCAAGGGATAATTATGCTTTCCACTGTCCGTTCTGTAATCACCGTAAACCTAAACTTGAGATCAAGATAACTTCCGACGAGAAAGGTCACAATCCTTGGGAATGTTGGGTATGTAATACCCGTGGACGTACTATTAAGTCTCTGCTCCGTCAATTAAAAATTGGTAAAGAAGAAGCTATTGAAGTACTCAAGTATGTTAAGAAAGGCGATAAGATTACCTATCATGATCTAGAGGTAGTTGAATTGCCAAAAGAGTTTCAGCCATTATACTTAGCCTCAACTACTTCTATTATCGCTAATAAGATCAGAAAGTACCTTTATAGAAGAGGTTTAACTGACAATGATTTTATTAAGTATAACATCGGATATTGTATGACCGGTGACTACGGAGGTAGAATTATCATTCCATCGTATAACGAAAATAATCAACTGAACTTTTTTGTAGGTAGGACGTTTGAAGATGCTTTTATGAAGTATAAGAATCCGTCTGCCTCTAAAGATATTGTCGTATTTGAAAATATGATTAACTGGAATCAGCCTATAATACTTGTTGAAGGAGTATTTGATGCTATGGCTGTTAAGCGTAATGCCGTTCCGATCTTGGGTAAATCATTATCTAAGAGCTTAATGAAGAAATTAGTTTCTAGTAAGGTTCAAGACATTTATATAGCATTAGATAAGGATGCATTAAAGAAAGCGCTAAGCTATTCTGAGCAGTTCTTATCAATGGGAAAACGTGTCTTCTTAGTAGATATGGTAGACAAAGATCCAAGCGAGATGGGTTTCTCTAATTTTACTCATCACGTACAAACCGCACAAGAGCTAACCTTCAGCGACCTCTTGAAGCATAAACTACAACTAGCATGATTTATAAAGGTGCTAATGTTCTAAATGAACATAAAAGGAAGAACTTAATGTATGACGGTACTCTAGAACAGATTACGTTCTTAGACCGCCGTGTATACAAAAAAGAAGAAGGAGTGTACTACCCGTCTGTTACGACTGTATTGCAATATATGCCTAAGAATAAGTTCTTCGATAACTGGCTAAAAGATGTAGGTCACAACGCTGACCTCATTATGAGAAAAGCAGCTAACGAAGGAACTGCCGTACACGAGGCTGTAGAAAACCTTATCGCAGGTAAAGAGATCACCTGGATGGATGATTTTGGTAACGCTAAGTACAACTTAGTAGTATGGCAGATGATTCTAAGAGCTGCAGAGTTCTTTCAAAAGCATAAACCGACCGTTATTGCTGCTGAAGAATTTACCTTCTCAGACAAGTACGAGTACGCAGGTACTGCTGATTTAATCGTAGAGATGGATGGTGAAAGATGGTTGTTAGATGTAAAGACTTCAAATAACTTACACCGTTCTTACGATCTACAATTAGCAGCATATGCTAAAGCTTGGGAAGAGATGTTCGGTCAAAAGATTGATAGAACCGGTATTTTATGGTTGAAATCTTCTAAGAGATCAGAGTCTAAAAAAGAAGGAGTTTATCAAGGAAAAGGTTGGGAGGTAAAGCAAATCGATAAGATCGATGAGAACTTTGCATTATTCCAGACTATCTATGATTTATACAAGTTAGATAACCCGGTTACGGAACCTATTTATAATAGTTATCCTACCAAAGTAAAACTATGAAGTTAATCGAAGCTCTTTTATCCGAAGCTCCAAACAGACCTAAAGCCATTATTATGGCAGGCGCTGCCGGCGCCGGAAAAACTTATTTAGCTAAGTCTGCAGTAATACCTAACGCTCCTGGGTTTGAATATATGAACCCAGATACTTATATCGAGCGAGAAGTAGAGCTATGAA